GGCTAACTGGGATAAGTTTAAAAGTCTTTTGACTATCCCAAGTAGATGTTACTAACATCATTGTTTTATTCATATTGTATAATTAAGTTCTACAAAATTAAGAAAGTTCTACAATATCTGTAAATCTTTTACAGGTATTTTTAAAGTTTCTTTTTCCAAGTCACAAGGATCACATAGTTCACCTGAGGTTTTAAGTGTATCAATATCTACATTGAGTAGTCTGGCATAAGTGTGATAGTGTCTATCCGGAAACAGAAAACTATCTATGTACTTATACTCAGAGGATTCTTCTCCATAATAACTCTTAATAGCTTTTTTTAGCACAGGGGAGAGCTTGGAGTATTTACCTAGTAAAAAGTTAAACCAGTCTTGTTTATATATTTGATAATCAAATACATAGATATTAAAGTCTCCAACTGATAGTTTGTATTCAAATAGGGGATTACTCAGAAGCATCTGAGATTCAAAAGCATTTGTACTATCGGTATCCGAAGCTTGGAATACGCATATTAGTTTCATATCCTCAGGATCTACTTTCCCTTCAAGAGAAACATAGGTACCTGTAGGATTGGTGTTAGTGGAGCGTTTTATACCAAGAGCTGGATAGAGAAAAGAACGGGATTTTTGAAAATACTTATTATATAAGCTCTCTATCATTTTAGTTTTCTTTATAGAGCTACCTGCCCAGTTGCAAAATCATAGGGTAAATGGTAACTCTGATTATTGTAATGCCATGCTGCCTTTTCAATCATGCTGAAAAACTTATTCAGCCAATTATTAAGTGTAGTATCTGATACAGGGAAAGGATATACTTGAAATCCTTTATCTATCACTACAAAGTGAAACTTGATATTATATCCGTTATCTATTAGGTCTTTATATTTAGTGGTTACAAGACTCACATACATAATAGCTTGCATCCAGTAAGCATAGTACTCAACTGACTCGGAGAAGTCTTTTAAGTCTTTGCTAGTAGTCTTTATGTCATTGATATAAATGATCTTTTTACCATGATCAAAGACCAGATTGTCTATAATGCCTTTGATACCAAAGTTTTGATCTACTAACTCTGATTGTAATAATGTCTCGTTAAGAACCATTTTATCATCAAACTCAGTAATATTTAAACCAATTAGCTCACATACTTCTTTATTAGTTTTAACTAAGTCAACAGCATTCTTACAGAAGTCATAAGTATCCTGATCTATCAAGTACTTATTACCTTTTGTTTTTAAGAAAGCCCAGTAACTAGTAGCTTCTAAATTGATGATTTTATCTAAGCGTTGTTGGTCTGTTTTTAATGACTGGAAATAGTTCATATCTCTCATTACATCCAGTATAGCTCCATCAAACTCTTCCAGATTAGTTCTTTGATCACCATTTTGAGCTAACTCTGTATGGTGATAGAAGACTCTATCTACTACTTGTTTAACACTATCTCCAGGAAGTTTACCTGGGCTAATGATAAATTGATCTTTAAACTTATCTTCTTCTAAAAGAAGGGCATGAATTACTTTACCTTGAACAAGGTGAGCATCCTGTTTTTCTTCTTTATTACCTAAGACATACAGCTGATAAAATACTGCTGGATTCCACATAAGTTTACTTAAACTGCTATAAGAGAAGTAAAACTTTTTGTCATAGAACGCTTTTTGTAAGTGTTCTGCTGACTCTTGCATAATTGTTTCTAGTTCCATCCTTCTGAGTTTTCTTGTTTTAATAAATCTTGTGCTGCACCACATAGCATCATACCTGTGATTTGGTTACCACTATCTAAGCTGTGAGCATAACTAAATTCATAATACTTGTCATAGAAGTTGTGTGCTACTGTTCGCCAAGTATCACCATCTTCACAACGCCACGTTCTAATATCACCAACCATTTCTGGTGTAAGATCATTACGTAGTTTTTCCATTTCATTATCCCATCTTTGTTTAGCTGCAGCCTGAGCTTTTTTAGTTTCAGGATCATCTAACCACTTTTTAAATTCTGAGATGTGGTCTATCTCTTCGTTAATCTCTGACATGTATTTCATTTTTAGATCTGTACTCTAATTCATCATGCATAGTCTTAGCTATCATGGGTTGTATTCTATCTCCCAAATGCTTAAGACAATTAATTAAGTGATCATCAGTCATGTCTGCCACATGTACCCAGCGTCTTGGTTCATCACCATTCTTACCATAGGTTCCCCAGTACACGGCTTTACGCATTTGCTCATGATCATCACTAACATATACTGTAAGAGATTTATCTACTTTATCAAGGTCTTGACCTCCATAACGCTGATAGTCTTGCCCACCATCTACCATAGTTTCATTAGGACATTTACATGTCTTGTAATCATGTCTATGATAGGAGGTAAGTATCTCTCCACATTCTTTACATTGTACTCTGTTAAGTACTATTTTTTCTAATCCGGTCATACTATTTATTTTTTGATTTCCAACCTGCCATGGCTCTATCACCACTAGCTATAGCACAGTTTCTACATAGTACAGATATCCATCCTGATGTATGTCCTAAGTCTTCTCTGGAGCCACAATCCTGACAGGTATTATCTGCTAAGTACTCTGCATAGTGTATCATACCATCTACTTTTTTGTCTCCACCATTTTCATAGAACCTGAGTCCACCAAACTTTTCTTTCATTTGTGTGCAGGTAACTTGATCAGGATGCTTTTGTATATATCTATGAGTAGTAACATCATCTTTATCCCATACAAATCCTTCTACGTATTTAGGGTTATCAATAGAGTAACTGTGGTAATCTATATAGTCTTGTATAGCACCACACAAGTCATCTATTATAGGTAACCAACCTGACGGTACACCATGCCAATTACATCTGCCTGGATTACCTTCATAGTCTTGAAAGATTTTAGGATACTTTGCTATGATTTCTTCTGTTGTCATGTTATTTATATTTTCTAATTAACTCAAAGATTCTAGTGATGTCTGTAAACTCAAGAACCTGTCCGGGTCTAATAGGATGAAATGCAATAGTGAAACCATGATTGCCATGAAAATAGTCTTCACTCTTTATTTTATTACCATTTATAGTATCTATATATATCCATGGATAGTTACTGACCATAGTAATAGTGATACCTAACTTTTTCATTCTTTCTATAAAGATTTTTAGCTTGTCCATATTCCTAGTTCTGTTAGTTTAGCAGCCATTCTTTGTTGCGATCTGGTATCAACAGTCATTGCTTCTTCATACTCTAAAAAGCTGACCAGTTCTTTAATCAAGTCATTGCATAAGTCTAACTTGGATTTTGTCTCTGTACATTCAAGTACTTCATTATTTTCCATTGTTACAGTTTTCCATATCCTTGAGATAGTAACGGCCAAGGATGTTCCCGTTATAAGATTGTCTTTTAAGTACATCATACTTCATCTGCCATGCTATTTCTGCATAGGATAAGTACTTTTTACTACAGCATAATTCTAGTATTTCTCTTGTAAAAGCTTGTTTACCATACTTGACTACATCTGCTTGTAGTTCTTTAGATGAGCCATAGTAATCTTTCCAGTCAGACTCAGTAACAGCTCGCTCATATGTTTTACGAGTACCTGTAGCTTTCTTGACTTTCTGAGTAATCTTTTTCTTTCTGATAAACTTTAGTGTCTTTTTACCTATATATATTTTACCAGTGTGAACATTAGTAATTTTATATACAAAGCCGTTTACTGTATCACTACCAAAGTCTTCTAATTTATTAATAGTAATATTGTTAACACCAATTACCATAAACCAAGAGTTAGTGTTCATGCTGTAGTTTTTTATTAATAAGCGGTATTAGTTTTTCCCTTACTGCTTTTGCTCCATGATCTTTAATACTATCTGATGGATCTTTACTCATAGGTAGCATGCATAACTCTACATAAGGATACACTTCTTTATACCTACGCATAGCTGCTATACCTGGTTCATCATTATCAAAAAGGATTATTATCTTCTCATATTCATTTTGCCACCAATCCATATACGTATTTTTAATTACCGTATTTTCTGAGTCTGGTGCTATAACATCTATATGAGAAAGCTTAAGTGATTTAATAGCCATTACATCTTTAAGACTAGAGGTAATAATCAAGTATTTATTAGCTGGATTACGCTGCTCTGAGCCTTGGATATAGTCAGAAATTTTTAGGAATTTCTTATCTAATGTTTTGGGTTGATAAATCTTATATAGTGTACCATCTTTTTTAAAATAACCATAGAGATAGTTACCATAAATAGTTAATTCTTTAGGACCTTCTTCTGATTCTTTGAACATGGTATAATACTCTAATGGTCTTACACAATGTTCATCTAATAGTTTAGATCCAATATTAAACTGCGTCCAAAAATATTGGTCTTGAGAACTCCATTTTCTAAATATGTATTTAGATACTTTATATTTGGATGCTTGTTTAAATTCTTGTAAGTCATAACCACCATTATTATGTAGTACGAAGTCATTGTATTTTTCAATAACTAAATGTATAGCATCATAATAATTTAAACTGGTTAGGTCTTTTACAAGGTCAATAGCTGATCCTCCTTTAGAAGAGGAAAAGTCTTTATATCTGTACATCTGTTTATGATTGTCATAGTAGATGCACATACTGGGGGTACGTTCCTTAGAATTGAAAAGACTTTTAATTTTAACATCATGTCCGTTCAGCTTTTCTTTGAGTTTACAAAAGTGCTCAAATATCCAAGGAATTGGTACGTCCTTAATATCGTGTACCAAGTTTTTTGTTTTAAACATAAACGAACCTTTTAACAATATTGGGGAGAGTAGATACTCCCCCCTCTACTTGTGTATGAAATCCGAGCCAAATTACATTGAGAAATCATCAGTTACTGGTTCAAAGCTTCCAACAGTTTTGTTGTTTAATGCTTTGTAGTGAAACTGATTGTTCTTATCAAACTTGTCCAACTTGTCAGCATCATCTGCTACAAATTTGTATTTAGGTAAAGACAATTTGATAATAGTTTTTCCATTGTATT